TGAATTTCATCTCCATCATACGTTTGAGTTCTTGATTTTCCCGATACAATGCGTCAATGATTTCCATTACTCTAGAGTTATTTAAATGTGCCATAGCAAACTCTTCGCGTAGTTGGTCAATCTTGGCCTTCAAGTCCATGATCTTTCCTCCATTGTTTCCAAAGTTGTAATGTGTGTATTGCTTTATCTATATCTTCATCACCATTACCCTTACGGTCTACTCGTACAATGTACTTAATAGCCGTATGTTGCATGGGGTTCAATCCGTTTACCATAGAAAATTCCATGGGTTGGATTTTCATTTGTGCATAGTGATTACCACCTACTTGGGTGTCACTCGGTTTCGTCATTATCAATTATCTCCGGAGCCTTAACATTAATACCAATCACGGATGGTCGATCCGATTCATCAGGATTATCTAACAAGCCACTTGCTTTTGCAAGTAAACGTAAGGTTTGCACCTTATCCCAAAACTCAATGGCAATTCTTCCATCACGGTCAATCTTAATGGATTTAATCGATTGCAGTGCATGTTCGGGAATGTCTTTACTGGCTTTCACCTGAACATTCCCTTCATGATCCCATTCCATAACATCCGTAATTTTTGTGTTTGCCATACAAAGTAAACTGTATGCTACGGCTTCACGATTGGCTGCTAACGTATTACTACGTTCTAAACTCTTTTGCAGTTTACGTACACCACCGTAGCCAGATAAACTTGGTATAGGTTTTTGCTTGTTTTTAGCTTCACTCATTAAAAGGGAATATCGTCCATAATTTCATCGAGTTCTTCCACAACCTGACCAGCCGGATTATGGTTCGGTGCTGTCCTGGTTTCCGCGGGTTTGCTTCCTTCCACACGATTACCAATCTTGATTGTGCGAAAACCCACACCATCAGCCTTTACCTTATCCCATACATCTACCCAATGTTCTGTGCCGTCTGGCAAAAGAATCTTGCCGCGATAATCTGCGTGCCAATCTTCTGACTTACGGTCATTAGGCCATGCAGAGCCTTGGCCTGGTTTTGGTTCATATTTAGTTTCTGCCATAATCATCTCCTTGATCTTCATATAAATAAACAACGGTTTTACCACCGTCAACTTGCTCGCCTCTAGCAATTTCAATGAAATCAATTTGGCTGTCATCATCATACATGCCAGCTTTCATTAATGCATCTAATATTGCCTTTAATGTATTATCCAAATCAAACTTACGTTTTGAACGTGGATGAATACAAATATTAATTGCTAGTCTTTTATTGCCAAAGGTTTTCGCGCGCGAATTTTTGACAATAAGAGATACCTCTTGCGTAAATGCTTGGCCCTCTGGGCTGATATAACGTCTATGCCCATTCGCTTTCCAATAACTATTGACACTAGGCGGGTAGGGTAACACAAGCTTTACGCTAGGACTCATTTACCGTACTGTTTTTGAATCGCTTCGTTAATCAACAGTGCTTTGGTTTTACTTAAATCTGCTGCTGCTTTGGCTAGTATGGCCACACTTTCCGGTGTGAGTCTAACCAAAAAAGGTTTTAAATCACCCATATCAATCTCCTTTATATTTAATTTTAACGTTCTTCTTTTTACGCTTTGCCATCTCTTTTCTTATCTTCTCTGTTTTTGCTAACAACAACTGTTCGGCATCCTCACGAATAAGGCGACACAACTCTAGATAATGTGATGCGGGCAAAGCTTGACCAGGCGTGTGCTGCCAACCCTTAGTCATTTTGAAATAGCCATCCTTTCGTGTAAATTTTGCTGGCAAAGCTTCGCCATTGTTAAACACATCACAAATCATTTTATAAAAATCTTTAACGCTTATCATAGTTATCGATCCTATTGACATTGACTATATGCTTAATGTCTTGATTATCTAACATGTACTCTTTGACATCGTCCCACTTTACTTTTTCATCATAGACAATCCGTCTTAAATTACCTCGGATGCCTGGGTATGCAGAGCGCGGTCTCATCTCCACATACCCCAACCCCATTAACTTTTTTAAATGGTACTGAATTGCTTGTGGACTCACCTGTAAATCTTTACCTAATGTATTAATACCTACAATACTAAAACCTTGTTTATTACAATAGGCAGCTAATATGGCCAACACACGAATGTTGCCATTGGTAACTTTTTTATCTTTAATGGCTTTAAAGGGCAAGACGACAAAATAACGATGATCTTTATTTCTAAACTTCTTAATCTGTATAGATTCAGGTATTTTGTATTCCATAGAGATATCATATCATCTAAAGATATCTAGTCAATAGATTCCACAGAAAACTCTTGAATTTTCCGTGGTGATTTATATTGACATATGTTGTTAAATCAACCTTAATGCCATGAACTGTCATATATGTAATACAAAGCTATCCATAAGTAAAACTTATCAGAATACCGATAAGTAAAATAAATCACATGGGTGTAGAAATCTCTGACAAATAATGTAGAATGTTTATTACGGGGCCATGACCTAGCCCGGCTGTACGTAGGTATGACGAAAGCCATAAACAGAGTTAACGTGTCCGGGTGAAACTGGGAGTATCACGGTAAGTTTAACAAACTTATATCACTGATAAACGAGAATACCCAGAGAAATCTGTATTTAATTATACAGGTTTGGTTTATATGGAGGAACGATAACCGATCACTTCATGTTTGTTCATCCTCCATTGTTTTTTTTTATATAAAAAAATACCTATGAAACCCGTGAACCACTCTCCCTGTGTTAATCAATGTCAATTGGATAACGATTCTGTCTGTAAAGGATGTGGTCGTACACTCCATGAGATAGACACTTGGTCAACGCTTGACTCTATAGACAAAGAAAATGTGTTCAAGATTGCTAATGAACGACTTTTCAGAAAATTGTCAAAAATTTGAGTATGGTACCCTACCGATAGACATAAGGTGGGGGGGACGGTAAGGTCTTTTTCTGGCGCATCGATGCAAAGCCAATGACTATTTAAATAGTTTAGATTGTTTTTTGATCCACTCATTGATAACCATTGATTATTTTCAATTACTCAATAAGACGGGGGTAGGTTTAATTGTTATTCTTACTTAATACTTTTTAACTAGTTAAATACCATCATTCATTCACGGTGTTATATCAATCTCATACCTTTAATATATATATTCATTCAACTGATAAGTAAAGCTTATCAATGTATCCATATCAATAAGAATAAATCATTATACTCAGATATCTTTTTATAATAGAGTTCTATACATGGATATCTAATATCCATCTTTTATTAACTTTGAAAGGGTATATAAAATGAACTTAGGCTTAATTATTATTTCAGTTATATGTGCATTTATTGCATTAATGTTTGGTATTGTAGGCGCGCATGGTGATATGGTCGCAATGACTTTATCATTCTATATGATCGCATGTGCAATACTATTTTTAATCATTAATCTTATTTTAAGCATTATCAATCATTAATTAATCTTGAAAGGATATATTATGAACACAAAAGACTTTATAAACGTAATAGAAAACATCGTTTTCAATGATGAAACATGTATGGAATTAGTTAAGGAGTTATCAGATAGCCCTTATCTTGCGTCAACCATACTGAACACATTACTATCAAAAACACATAGCAATTGGAATAATGAACATGGTACTTATAATAAAGAATTAAATGTTTTATTTGGCTATGCAATAAAAGATTATCAAAAAAGCCATAATGATGACGGCGATATGGATGATCTTAATGAGGTATTAAAAGCATTAAACGATGCTTAATAGTGTTAACTGTTAGCGGTTTTTAATAGACTGCTAACGGCTTGGCATTAAGTTATAAGTTAAGCGTTTAATTAATCTTGAAAGGATATATTAAAATGAATAATGAAATAATCTATCAAGGCAAATCTTTAATAGATGGCGCGCCAATAGTCGTTATTGCGCTTGCCAAAAGTACCAATAAAAAAACCGGCAATATGGTTCAAACTTACATTATCCGGTCTGATATGGATCCATTAATAGCATCAAAAACCGGCGCGGATTTTTCAATTTGCGGCAATTGTAAGCATCGCGGCCTTGCCAATAATGACCCTAAGAAAAAACAAGCGGCGCAGCGCAGCTGCTATGTAACGTTATTTCACGGCCCCTTACAAGTTTATAAGTCATTTATTAAAGGCAATTATAAACATTCTACAGATATTGCCGCGTTAGGCCATAATCGCATGGTGCGCCTAGGCACTTACGGGGATCCGGCCGCTGTACCGTCTCATATATGGGATGCTTTATTATCCCGATCTCAAGGGCATACCGGCTATACGCATCAATCAAACATTAAAAGCGCAGATATTAGGCCAGATATAACCATGATTAGTGCGGATACATTAAAAGATGCGCGCATTGCATGGCAAAGTAAACGCCGCACTTTTCGCATTATAACGGCCGTATCTGATAAGCAAAGCAACGAGATATTATGTCCCGCATCCGAGGAAGCCGGACGCAAGGCGCAATGCAGCACTTGTAAGCTTTGCATGGGATCACATTCAACCGCACCATCAATTGCTATCGTAGCGCATGGCAATGGTGCCGCATACATCAATTAAGGGGGTTTAATCATGGCTTATATGTACACTATTACAGATACAGATATGACTCAAGACGTTTACAGCGCCGAGGATATCTTATTAAACAAAATGAATTCACGCGGACATTGGCAATATAATTCCATTAGAGTGTTTGATAAAGACAATAATGAAGTTAATCTGAATGGCTTGAAAGTCATTGTATACATAGAAAAGGGGGCTTAATTATGTGCGAATTATGCTTAAATAAAGGATGGATATGGACTATTAACACAAACACAAACACGCAAGAGGTTCAAAAATGCGATGATTGCAATGTGTTTGAAAGTGATCAAGAGGCGCAATTGCATTCTAGTCACGCTGATGAGTCTTAAATTAAATAGACGAAACTGCCTCGCGGCAGTCCGTGACAATTAATTAATCTTGAAAGGATATATTAAAAATGAATTATAAAAAGATGTATTCAGAATTGGCCGACATTATTTTAGCGGATAACATCGACCGAACCCCGCGCAACGTGACAACGCTAGCATATGAAGCGCGACAAGCCTTAAATGAGTTTGAAATACATAGATCCATTGTTAATGAAATAAAAGGGGATAACCATGAATAAATATATTATTACAGGACGTGTAACTAAAACTATTGAGGGTTTTGAAACACCTCAAGAGGCAAAAAAAGAGTTTATTAATTTAATAGGCCATGATCAAGATGTTATGGTTTTTGATGAAAATGGGGAGGAAATTCATGATAACTGAATTCATTCTAATCGTGAGCAATGTAACGGTTTTTGGTACTCATGAGACCATTGAGGGTTCTTTTAGTACATGTGATGAGGCCGCTACATTTTATGAGTCTTTTTATCGTGGCAAAGATAACTTCAATGGTTATCGATGCATACGTGAAGATTTAATTCATAAGGGAGTATTTAATGACAAGTAAAATCGTTGATGGTTCGTACGGGTTCCGGTGGCTTGCTATCGGCATCCTTATTGGTTCTTTAATTGGTATCGGTCTACAAAATACCATTGAGGATTTTTTAGATCTTTGGTATCCGACACCGAAAGAGGTTCTTTGTCAAAAAGGGAAACTCTTTGAGCAAATTAGTTACGGTGGATCGGTGTATTTAAAAACACAAAAAGAGTGCATTGAGACTGCATTGGAGGAAGTTAGATGATGGAATTATTTTTTATTATTTTAAGTTTTATTGGTTTAAGCATGCTGATATTTTTATTAGCCGCCACTATTGATGTGATTTTAGATTTATTTAGGGGGAAATAATATGACTAATCAAGTTTTATATGATGCTTTACATCATGCCGAAAACTTAGAAAAGCAAGGCAAGATCGATGACCGGACGTGTTGGGAATTTTTACGCGCGGTCGATCAAATTTTAATTGAATTAGAAAAAAGGGAGAGTTAAAAATGGTAGGAAAAGTCACAAGTAACAAAGAGTTAAGTGCATCTCAGATGCCTGTATTGATGGGGTGTTCGCGTTTTCAATCGCGTAATGAATTATTAAAAATGATCATGGATGCCAATCATGGTATCGAACCGCCTCAAATAAGTTCAGAACCTATGAATTGGGGCAATACTTTAGAACCAATCATATTAAATGAAGCATGTGTTCGGTTAGGCCTAGGCAATCCAAAAACAACACATGACAAGGCGTATCATCATGACACCTTACCCATTGCATGCTCACTGGATGGCACAATTGAGGGCGATGGCAAAGAGGTTGTAAGCGATATGGAAAAGGGAATTATTTGTGTTAATGCAGATTCCATTAATCTTGAGGGTACGATTATTTTAGAATCTAAAGTGACCGCCCATGATGTTGAGACAGCCGATACATTGCCGCTTTATCGTGGGGTATTACAATTACAGATGCAGATGGATATTTGTCATGCTGAAGTAGGTGTATTGTGCGTGCTATATAAAGGCACCACGCTGAGACTTTTTGTATACAAAAGGGATGATGAAGTCTTATCTCAATTGCATGACGCTATTATGGATTTTCAAAAAAGAATTGATAAGTATCTAACGAATGAGGAAATTGATTTTTACGAGAGTCAATCCCCGGATGAAGCTGCACGAGTATTTAATGAAGCAGATAAAACTGAAATTGAATTGCCTCATTGTGAAGAGCTTGCTGAAAGAATTGTTACACTCCGTGATGAAATTACTGAGCGAGAAAAGGAAATTGATAATCATCAGACAAAAATCATGGATGAAATGCGTGACAATCAATACGCCGTAGCGGGGCGTTATGGAATTGATTGGCCTGTTCGACAATTTAAGCCGCAACCCGCAAGGACATTGCCGGCTAAAGATGGGTATGTCATTCGACAATCAAAACTTAAAATTAAAGATAGGGAGAATATTAATGAGTGATATCAATAACTTAGGGGGT